GATAAGGTTTGCCAAAACTAGTGCTTTTATTATTTAAACTCATTAAAGATTTTGCTAATAAAATTTTTTCTACTGTTAAACCTGTTTTTGTCCCTGTTTCTGTTTCAGGAATGCCAGCAGATACTCCAGCGGCATCCGCCCAAATTGTATATTTTTTTCGTAAAGTCGCAGTTCCTAAAATATTAAATGGGGCTTTAACATTATTGCCTTTAATATCTATAGTTTCGGCAGCAATAGCGTCAAAAATAGCTTTTTCTTTTGCTCTTGCAATTGCATTTTTAAGCTCGGTCATATTTTGAGTTTGAAAAAATGCTTCAGTCCCAAATGTTTGCCCAGATTGTGCAATAATATCTCTACTATAAGTCAATTGCTTTGTAAATGAACTCCATCTATATTCTCTTTGCGAAATAGTTAAAGCGTCAGGCTGTGATTGTTGATATTCGCCTTGTTTTGTAGTAACTTCGGTTGTTCCAATATAATTAACTAAACCAAATTTATCTTTTAATGTTTTTTTATTTGCAGAAGATATTAGTTGTTCTAATTGAGAAGTATCGTATTGAACGGCTTCGTAAAACTCTCTATTAAATTGTATTGTGTTTGCTATTGCAAGATTTTGATAATTTAATGACATAATTTAAAAATTTATTTTATAACAATTTTGATTATTGCTACCCTTTATTTAAAAGACTATATTTAGCTACCTTTTACTTTTACGGACAATTGCATCAATATCAATATTAATATAAAAAATTTATTTGTCAAATATAATGTTTAAAACATTAATGAATTTTGTGCTTTTTGTTTTAATTCTGATTTTTTACTAATATGTTCGTTCCAACTTAACTTTCCTTGCTGATATAAATTATCAATATTAGTTAATTCTTTAGTTATATCTATTGGTGCAGTAGGGACTATTTTTTGAATAATACCTATATTACTTTCGCTAATTCTTTCGTGTATTTTATTAAATATTTTTGATAAAATAACTTGAGATTTCATATCTAAATTTTCAGTAAGAATGTTAAATTCTTCCGCTGTTGTAAATTTTTGCAATGTATCATTTGCACTTTTTACTTTCGCTTCATATTCCAAACCCCACTCTGCTTTAAATTCATCTCTTATTTTTTTATTTTGATTATATATTTCTTCGGCTTTTCTTTGATCGTCTTCTTTAAATTGCTGTTTTAATTTTAATTCTTCTTGATGATCTGCTTTTATAATTTCTTCTATAAATTGTTTAGCAATTTTTGGATCGATACCAAGTTCTTTTGCTTTATTTTTGGCTACATTAAGTGTATTATCTTCTAATTCGTAATCTTTTGGAAGTTCATAATTATAATCTTCTAAATTATAATTTTTTTCTTTACTTAATTCTGCTTGAAGTTCTGCTTTTGCAAGTTCTTTTGCTTTGCCAAATTGTTTATTTTTATGATAATAATCTTTTGCTAAACTATTTATATCTTTTGGAAAGTTTTGCGAATATTTAGCAAAATCAGGATCGCTTCTAACATCATCAGGAAAAAATTTGTTAAAATCAATATAATCTACAACTGGTTGGGTCTGTTGATTTAAATTTTGTTCTGTTGCTGGTTGAAAAATTTTGTCTTCCATAAATTAATTGTTTTTGTTAATATTGTTGTTAATAAAATTAAAAGCCAATTTTAAACCAATTTGTATATGAGAAGCTAAAACATCGTCTTTTGTATATTGTTTAGCAATTAAGTCTCCATTGATTAAAAAAGCCTTCATTATATAATTTAACAATTCCTTTCCGCTTTCAGTAGAAAAAACATTGTTAAAAATTTGGTTTTGTTTTTCACTTATTCTAATTTGCTCTAATTGTTTTTCTTTTAAATCCATATATTATTTATTTAATTTGCTTAAAGTGTCTGCATCAATATTGTTTCTTTCGCTTTCAATTTGCTGTTGTGCATTTTGCTTTTTTGCATCTCTAATTTCTTCTACATCTTCATCTTTTCTTAAAATTCTATTATCAATTTGCAATAAGTTAGTTTTTATATCAATTAATTTATCAAAATTAATTTTATCAATAATTTCAGGGTTCACTTGTGCTAAATTCATTACATTTAAAATAAACGCATCAATAGCATTGTTTTCGTTATTTTTTTGAGATTGAGTAATTGGGTTAATATATTCAACTTTAAATTTTGGTAATTGCTGATTAAATTCTATTGGAAGTTCATTAAGAATTGCACCTTCGTTTAATTCAAAATTAATATTAGAATATGATCTTTTCCAAAGTATTTGAAAAACTCTATTTAAAATATTTTCTAAATATTCTTGCAAAGATATAGCTAAACTACCCATAATTCTAAAACTTTCCGCTCTTAATTCTAAAATTTGTGTAGCGGTAGCTCTTGGATCGTCTAAAACAGTCAATTTATCAAGAAAAAAGATTTTTTTAATACTTTCTTTCTTATCTAAAATTAATTCAAGAACTGGTCTATAATCTACATTGCTTAACAAAGGCTTAAGTGCCTCTCCACTATAAGTGTTGCTATCAATTCTGTTTAAAGAGCCCGGAGACAAATCTATTTGATTTTTAAAATCTACAAATTGAATAAAAGGAGGAGTTAAAGATTTTTCACTTGCTAACATATGGTCGTGCACCATTTTATTTAATGTTTTAGCATCAGGCAAAGCTAATAATGCCCTTGATGTGCCCCAAGTTTCACCAACATTTTTTGTACCTCTACCAAATGCAATAGGGTAACTTTCAAAAAAATCTTGTTTCATCATATAGTCGTTATTTGCATCAAGCCAATAACCAACATATGGCATATTTTCTCTATCTATTTTACTTGGATCTCTATTTGTTTGAGGAAAAATAAAATATTTTACTTCAAATTTTTTAAATTTATTTATATTAAGCTCTTTTTTAATATTGTCATGAACATTATTTATTCCAAATTTACTAACAATTTGTTTTGCGGTCATTGATTGGGTAATAACACAAGTATCTATTTTGCCTTCTTCGTTTTCAGCAATTACATAATTTTTAATATGCAGAGGTTCAAAATTTAAAATAGAATTTTTGCCCTCTTCTATTTTTATTGCAATATTACCAAAACAAGCAAAAAATCTTAAATTTTCAAAATGGGCAATTTCAAAATTAGAATCAGGATTGTAAATTTCATTCCACATTTTTTTTGTAGTATCTTGTAAATAATTTATTACATTATCATTACTTGCTAATTCTTCATCTTCTACAGCAAGCCTAAACCAAATAGAGGCTTTATTTGTTAAAGTGCCATTTAATATATTTGCAAAATTATCTAAACAAGATATGCAGTGAGAATCGTATAACTCAAAAATTTCATTTCTAACATAATTATCCGTGTTAAAAAATACTCCAGCTTTATCAGGTAAAAAATACTTTGCCGTATCTTCCCAATAGCCTCTATAATAAGTTTTTTCACTATCTAATTGTTCGCTTAATGTTTTTAATTCATCAATTAAATTTTTATCTTGTTCCATTACATACCTAATAATTTTCTTCTTAAAAATTCTTTTCTTGCTATTTCTTCAGGATCTTCTGCCTCTCCCAGTAATTCTTTTTTTTCTCTTAATTGTTGCTCTATTTCTCCGCCAAATAAAGTTTGTTTTCTATCTTTGTCTGCCTTAATAGCTTTGTTTGTTTCGTTTTCTGCAAAAATTCTAGCTTCTTCCGCTTCTTTTGCCTTTCTTTCTGCCTCTGTTAATTGACGTGCAGTTATTATAGCTTGATTTGCATCTTGTCTTCCTACCATAGCAGATGCCCCAAAATCTAAACCAACACCTTTTAAACTTCCACCTGTCACATCATTCCAAACTCCTTTAATTTTTTTTCCACTGATTGCTTTTTTTAACCTTTTTCCCAAACCCATAATTTAATAAATATATTTTCTGTCAATAGCTTTTACACTTTGATTAGCCATTTGTTTATTTGCTAATTTTTTAGTATAACATATAGCTAAATATCTAAAAGCATCCGCTCCGTTTGAAGACCAGTCGTGCTTTGGAGTTATTTTAAATACATTGTTTTTATTGTCAAATTCTTTTTTATAATTTGTTAAACAATTTATGCCAGTTATTGTATTGCTTTCATTAAAATAACATTTTGGTAAAATTTTTCTAACCTCATCAATTCCATCTTCTCTAGGTATTTTTGGGGTTAATTGAAATCTAATTCCTAATAACTCCGCTTTTTCAAATCTTGTTTTTGAATCGGATAACTCTCTTACTAAAATATCGTGAGGAGCATAATGATCTTCATAGACATAAACTTTGTTTTTAACTTCCCTAATAAAATAATCTAAACCTTTACCAGTGGCTTCTAAATAATCAATTAGTCTAATTTCATTACCAACAAATTGTGCAAACCAAATTGCCGTAGCATCTGCCACGCCCAAGTCCCAAAAAGTATAAACTGGTAGCAAATTATCATATTGAACATGATTGCCAATTTGTTTTTTTAATGTTAATTCTCTCATACAATCGCCATAATATGCACCTTCAATAGGATTTGTAAAACTACAATAATATTCTTGTTTAAAAAAATCTAATGTTTTACCTTCTAAAGCTATTTCTTTTTTAATTTCTTCTATTTTTTGAACACTTAAAGCTCTTGTATCTTCTATTGTTTTAATTTCCGTATACCAAGTTTCAGGAAGTTTTGTTGCCATATTGTATAAATGATAACTATGATTTTGTCCTTTTGGTGTAAAGTTAAATAAAGCAAAGCCATCATTTGCTTCAATCATCGGCTTAATAATTTCCCACGATCTAGGATCTTGGTCTGCATATTCACTAAATACTGCCCCTTTAATTCCTGCCCCCCTTAAACTATCGGTATTGTCAGAACCGACTATTTGATATA